GCGAAGTCGATGTGATTGCCATTCGTGCCTGTATAGACGCGGGGAAACTGGATGCCGAGATCGCGGCGCTCTTCTGGGTCTCGCCGTCAAACATCTCTGCGATACGTCTTGGGCTGAGTTGGAAACACGTTTTTCCTGCTGAGTAGGAGTGTGCAGAATGCCATCAGGGAAAAAAGGCATTCTGCACCGACTACTCTACGGCGACTTCCCGCCGCCCGAAGCGAAGGCGGCGCCCGTGACGCCGGCGGTACCCTTCGCAAACACGGGCTTTTACGGAAACTTCACCACGGGCGGCCAGATGACGGGCGGCTCGCTGCCCGTGCTGTATGCCGGTTCACGCGTCAACTATCAGCAGTCCGTCGGCGAGATGGAGATGTCGTCGGCGATCATGGCGTGCGTGCAGTACGTGCAGCGCGTCTTCCCTGAAGCGCCGCCGCGGGTGATCAACCGCACCGATACGGGCGATGAGGCGATTCCCGATCATCCCGTCACGCGTCTGATTGATGAGCCCAACCCCTACATGTCGTGGGAAACGGTGAGTCAGGCGTTGTTGGCGGACTACAACGTCCACGGCAACGCCTACCTGCTGAAGTTCCGTAATGGGGCGGGCATTCCGGCCGAACTCTGGTACGAGCCGCAAATCTCGATTCGCCCGACCTGGGACCCGCAAGGCCGGCAGTTCCTGACGGGCTATCAGGTGTGGCGCACGGGCAAGTGGTATCCGCTGGACGATGCGGACGTGATCCACTTCCGCTGGTCACAGGACCCGCGCAATCCGCGCATGGGTCTGTCGCCGCTGCGTACCGTCCTGCGACTGGTCTACAACGATGAGGAAGCAGAAGCGTATACCGCTTCGATCCTGCACAACATGGGATCACCCGGCGCCATCATCTCGCCATCGGGCGACAAGACGATCACGCAAGACCAGGCACAGGCGCTGATGACGTACTTCAACTCGCGCTTTACGGGTGACGGCCGCGGTTCGACGATGGTGGCAACGGGCGGGCTGAAGGTGGACACGCCGTCATGGAATCCCAAAGACCTTGACCTGACGGCGATCCACTACTTCTCTGAGACGCGTATTTCCGGGCTGATGCAGGTGGCCGCGATTGTCGCGGGCCTCGGCGTCGGATTGGAACACGCCACCTACGCGAACTACCAGGCCGCACGCGAGGCGACCTACAGGGGGAACATCGTTCCCACCTATACGAGCTTTGCTGACACCCTGACCCGTTCGCTCTTGCGCGACGACTTCAATGGACAGCGCGACCAGTTCGTCGAGTTCGACACGAGCAATGTCAGCGCCCTTCAGGAGGATGCGACGGCCGTTGCCGATCGGGCGACGAAGCTCTTTACCGCGGGCATCATCGACCGTGCGGCCGCTCTGAAGATGGTTGACCTTGAGTCAGCCCCGGCAGACGACGGTATCTACCTGCTGCCACGCGGTGCGAGCTTCAGTGACGGTTCAATCGCGGAGCCCGTCAGTCCGGTGATCGAGAAGGTGAACACGGAGCCTGGTGCAACCAACATCGCGCCACCACCGCAACCGGCGACGAACGGCAATCAACCGGCCGCGGCTGCGCAGGCAGCGGTGCCGATCCCCGCGCAAGGAGCAAACCGGTGAAACTCACGTTGGCTGGCGTGCTGTACCTCATCGCGGCGGTGATCTTCGGGATTGGATTTTTTCTCGGTTGGGCTCCTGAGCCATACGGCGCATGGGGCGGCCGGATCCAATCGCTCGCGTTCTGTTTCGTTGCCGTGGCGTTACTGCTCACGCACACAGGCTGAGGGGGTCAGTGAGATGAACGATACGCTCGTGATGTTCGGTGGCGCGGTCAAAGCCCTGGGCGAGGGTCGCGTCGGCGGGTATCTCATCACCTTCTCCGATGCCGCCAGCCCCGACCTCACGGGCGAGTACTTCACCAAGGACACCGACTACGACCTCGCCGACGGTGACACGCGCTCGGTCTATTACGCGCACGGACTGGACGAGCAGCTGGGCGTCAAGAAGATCGGCCGCTTCACCGCCAAGACCGACGCCATCGGCATCTGGGTCGAGGCACAACTGAACCTGCGTGACGAGTACGAGCAGGCGATCGCGAACCTCGCGGCCAAAGGGAAGTTGGGCTGGTCATCGGGTGCGCCGGCGCATCTCGTCGCACGCAAATCCGTCGAGACGAAAGACGGCGCGACGGTGCGCGAAATCACCCACTGGCCAATCGCCGAAGCATCGCTCACACCATCTCCAGCGGAGCCGCGTAACGGCGCTGTGTCGATGAAATCCCTCCCTGCGCTCCTCGGTATCGGTCCAACCATGCACACAAAGGCGCTCCCGTCGGGCATGTCGTACGACGATCTCCGCACGCTCCTCCAGGACGAGTTGAACGAGGACTTCCCCGACGATGACGACGATCCTGATAGCTGGAACCGCGGCCTGTGGATTCGTGATGTCTACGACGATGCCGTGGTCTACGCCGACGAGGAAGACCTCTTCCGCCGCACCTATCAGGTGACCGCGGGCAACGACATCGTCTGGGGCCCGGAAGAGAGCGTCGTCCGCGTCACCACCTACGTGACCGCGACCGATGGTGATGACGCCAGCGAAGGTGATGCCGGCATCGTGCCTGCCACGATGTCGTATGAAAGGCACCTCACAGCCGCGCTTGCTGCGGTGAAAGGGGTGATAGATCGCGGGTTCGCCATCAACGAACTGCGCATCAAGTCGGGGCGTGTCTTCTCCGCAGCCAATCGCAAGAAACTGCGGGAGATGCACACCCAAATGCAGACCGCTCACGCGGCCATGGGGACGCACATCGCCACGATGCAGGCGCTCCTCAATGAGACTGAGCCCGCTGCGAAGAAGACCACCGAGGTGGAGCAGATCTACATCCGCATGCTCGCACGCGAGGCAGCAGCCCTCGGCGTGGAGATCACGGCGTAACGAAAGCGAGAGTCCCAATGCCGACCTTGGTTGAACTCGGCCGCGAACTGGATCAGAAGCGCGGCGAGTTGAAGAAACTCTTTGACGATCACCGCAAGATCATCGATGGCTCGCCCGTCTATGACTTCCCGACCGAGGATTTGGGTCGCGTCCGCCAACTCGACGCAGACCTCGCCCCGCTGCAGGACGCCTACAAGCAGGCCGAGCGCCTGGCCGTCCTTGACCGCGAAAACCAGAAGGCCGTCGACGATCTCGGCCGCATCGTCCGTCCCGTGCCGTTCGGTGGTGGTTCGCCCGGCGACGATGCGACGCCGGGCAGCACGACCACCACGAAGTCACTCGGTGAGCGGTTCGTCGCCAGCGAGGCGTACAAGACGTGGCGCCCCGGTGGCGGCCAGCAACAGGCATTCTTTGAGGTGCCGGAGCAACTCGGCTTCGCTGCCAAGACGACGTTCACAACGGCCGTCTCAACGCTGACCGAGTACGACCGCCAGCCCGGCATGGTGATGATCGGCCAGCAAGCCCTCACCATCGCCGATCTCATCTCGCAGGGTGAGACGACGATGAACACGATCCGCTATGTCCGTGAGGACACGTACACCAATGCGGCCACGACGGTCGCTGAGGGTGCCACGAAACCGGAAGCCGCCTTCGACACCTCCGAGGTGGACGCGCCGGTGCGCAAGATCGCCGTCACTGGGAAGGTCACCGACGAGATGTTCGCGGACTTCCCGGTCATCCGCGACTACGTCAACAACCGCCTGCAGTTCATGGTCGCGCAGCAAGAAGAGGCGCAGATCCTGCTCGGCAACGGCACACCGCCGAACATCCAGGGGATCGAGACGACCTCCGGCATTCAGACGCAGGCCGCCGGGACCGACCCCCTCCCCGATGCCGTCTTCAAGGCGATCACGAAGATTGCCTCAGTCGGCTTCTTCCAGGCCGATGGTGTCGTCTTCAACCCCTTCGATTGGCAGAACGTCAAGCTGCTCAAGACGGCCGATGGCATCTACATCTGGGGCCATCCGGCCGATCCCGGTCCCAATCGTCTCTGGGGCTTGCCGGTGGTCGCCACCGTCGCCCAGACCCAGCACGTCGCGTTCGTCGGCGCGTTCAAGCTCGGTGCCCAGGTCTTCCGCCGCCAGGGCATCACGCTGGAGACGACGAACTCGAACGTGGATGACTTCGTGAAGAATCTCATCACCATCAGGGCTGAAGAGCGCCTCGCGTTAGCAGTGTACAGACCACTAGCTTTTTGCACAGTAACAGGACTTCCCTAGTTAGTCGTGCAACGCTACGTATCCTCTCTCCTGAAAGGAGCCGCGCATGTCATACATGCCGCCGAACGCTAGCAACACGATGCCCGGCTCGCGGCAGCGCATGGCCGCCGGGAGTAATGCCACGCTCAGCAGCACCGCGGGTGCGGGCGCGCCGACGGTCAACGTTACCGGCCTCGGCACGGCCACGGTCGGGTCTCTGTACACGGACACGACCGCAGGCAAGTTGTATATCTGCACTGCCACCAACGGCACATCCACGATTGTCTGGACGGTGGTCGGTACACAGTCCTGATGCCGCGCCTCTGGACGACTCCCGGTCGTGGCGTCCGCGACCCCCTCGGCAAACATGAACAGGTACGCACTGGCGGGTCGGTAACGATCCGCCAGACCACGGAGGAGACACCGATGTACACGTCTGAGGTTGATGTCTATGCGAACAGCGAGGGCGAAGTCGTCCCCGCGGACAGCCCCGATGCTGCCATCCTCGTTGTTGCCGCCGGCGGCACGATCACGGACGAGGAAGCGGCGAAGTATGGGCTGACGGACGACAGCACCGCACCGTCTGAGGGCGAAGAGGGCACCGCGTCGTCGCTGGCAGATCGTCCAGCGGCAGCTGAGGAAGTCGAGGACAAGGGGCACGCTCCTGGCGGCCCGTCCGGTCCTGCCACACCGAAGCCGACGAAGAAGTAGGGTGTCCCATGAGTGTGCCGTTGGAAATCCATGATGCCGTCGCCGCCCTGGTTGAGCCAACGCTTGACCCGGTCCTCACGGACGCGGAGATCGATTCGGCGATCCTCCGTACCATGGGCTTCCGCACGTGGACGGCGGCGACGACGTACTACCCGGATGTGCTCGTGACGCCGACCATACCCAATGGCTGGGCGTACGTGCCACTGACGCACGCACAGGGCCCGTATTGGGCCTATTCGGACCCGGACTTCACGGGCGGTGGCTTCCCCGGTGTCTCCGGTAACACCGAGCCAACGTGGCTGATCCCCGCGAGCAGCCGCAACCCGGTGGCATACGTGCAGGACGGGACGATTACGTGGGCGGCCGCGGTGCCGACGGGCGGGCCGTACGATGTCAAGCGTGCTGCCGCTGAATGCTGGCGGGTCAAGGCCCGCAAGGCGGCGAACCGCTTCCGCGCCAGTCCGACGCAGGGCAACATGTTCGATCCCACATCGGTCTACACCCACTGTGTGGAACAGGCGAACCAGCTTGAGCCGCCGGGGCTGTACTGATGACCGCGAACATGCCCGCTGATGCCGTCATGGTGATGCAGGTGCAGTTCAACCGCTTCTGTATCGACCGCGTCACGATTGCCCCGTTCACGGGCCGTGATCAGTTCGGTGACGATTCCTTTGGTCCGCCGGTTGACTACGACGCCCTGCTGGTGATCCGGCAAGCATCGGTGGTCAATGCGGCCGGCGAACTGCAAGGCGCACGTGGCTACGTGGTACTGGCCTATCAACCGGACGGCACCGCACCGCGCGTCGGCGATGATGACCGGCTCAGTCTTCCCGATCAGACGACCCCGGTCATTATCGCAGTCGAGTTGGACCTGAATGAGCCCGCGATCACCCCCACCAAGGTCTGGTTCTGATGCCACTTGACCTGATCGCCTTGCACACCGTCGGCGTGCGGATCACGGACGCTGTTGCCGCAGAGGCGCACGATTCCATCCTGCTGCCTGCGCAGCAACGCATCCCCGTGGACACCGGCCGGGCACGTGAGAGCGGCAAAGACGTCACCGAGGGGAACACCGTCTTCGTCTCATTCGGCGCAAACGACGATGGCGATGGCGGCGCACCCTCCAATGACTATATCGAGGAGCTTCACGAAAACGCAGAAGCGCATCACGCACATGGGCAACCGTTCTTCCTGCGCACTGCCGCAGACGAAGCAGCATCGGGGTTTGCGGAGCGCCTGGTGCGGAGGGTGAGGATATAGCGATGCCTACCGCACCGGTGAATGGAACAGCGTCTCT